TAAGGGATTGTTTATGAATGCCTTACAGAAGATGAAGAAGGTGGTAACGATAGACGGAAAGTCTTTTACTTTTGAAAGAGCATTTGCCTACCAACTCGTGTCAGCTGACACACAGATACTTGTGTTCGATGATGTAAAAAAGGGGTTTGATTTTGAGAGATTGTTTTCTGTGGTAACAGAAGGACTTACGCTTGAAAAGAAAAACAAGGACGCAATAAAAATTCCGTTTAGTAAGTCACCTAAGATTGCAATCACAACTAACTACGCCATCAAGGGAGCAGGTAATTCTTTTGCTCGTAGAAAGTGGGAGCTTGAACTACACCAGCACTACAATAAAAACTATACACCAATCGATGAGTTCGGTAAGCTAATGTTTGGAGACTGGAACGATGAGGACTGGTGCAAGTTTGATAACTACATGGTGGGATGTATGATGGGATACCTAGAGACAGGATTAGTCAAGAGTAAGTTTGTTAACCTTAAGATACGACAGCTATCTGCGGAGTCTTCACATGATTTTATAGAGTGGCTAGGGTTAATAGCTGGGAGTGAGATGAGCGCCAACATATATGTTGACTCAAGGATACACACCAACACTCTGTACCAGGATTTTATATCAGAGTACCCAGACTACGGACCAAAGTCTAGACTATCTATATCACAGGTAAGATTTAATAAGTGGCTTACAGCCTATGCTGTCTACAAAACGGGAGCTCAACCTGAAAAGGGTAGAGATGCTACAGGTAGATGGATGAGATTAAAAAGAGCAGACGAAGTTAACATTCAAACCTCATTATTATGATACAGTTTAGAGACTACCAGCAAAAGATTATTGATGATGGCGTTAAGATAATATCTGAAAAAGGATTTCTTTATCTAGCCATGGAGGTTAGGACAGGTAAGACCCTGACTAGCCTGGGTATAGCAGAGAAGATGGGGTACGAAAATGTTTTGTTCCTTACAAAAAAGAAGGCTATCAGTTCTATAACACACGACAACGACATGATGTGCCCCACATCTTTTATTTTGTTTGTTATAAACTATGAGAGTATGCACAAACTACCCAACATAAAGTGGGACTTGATTATTCTGGACGAAGCCCATGGTATGGGTGCGTTTCCCAAGCCCAACAAGAGAGCTAAAGATGTTAGAACTATTATAAGCAAGACAGGTTGTGATGTCTGTTTGTTGTCAGGAACACCAACACCTGAGTCGTACAGTCAGATGTACCACCAGGTGTATGGTATTCCAAAGAATCCTTTCAGACAATACCCTAGTTTCTATAAGTTCTCTCATGATTACGTGGATGTTAAAGAGAAAAAGATAAACAGCATGTACATAAGGGACTACACCAGAGGTCATGATTCTATAATTCAGAAGATGAAACCATACACTATATCTTATACACAGAAGGAGGCAGGGTTTGAGAATGATATTATAGAGGAGGTGCTGGAGGTGGATATGAGTGAGTCAACGTATAACATAACCTCAAAGCTTCAAAAGAATTTAGTTGTTGAGGGTAAGGATGAGGTTATACTTGCGGACACACCAGTGAAACTTATGATGAAGCTTCATCAGATATATAGTGGGACTGTAAAGTTTGAAAGTGGAAACTCTATGATACTAGACTTAAGCAAGGCTCAGTTTATATACGATAACTTTTGCTTAATGAAGGTAGGAATATTCTATAAGTTTAAGCAGGAACTAAACGCTTTGAAGGAAGTGTATGGCGACCAGCTCTGCACAGAGGTAGACGAGTTTGATTCCACAGACAAGACCATAGCACTACAGATAGTAAGCGGAAGGGAGGGAATTAGTTTGCGTAACGCAGAGTATCTGGTGTACTATAACATAGACTTCAGTGCGACAAGCTACTGGCAAAGCCGAGACAGGATGACCACCAAGGACAGTAAGCTTAGTAAAATATTCTGGGTGTTCGCTAAGGGAGGTATAGAAAAACAAATATACAAAGCGGTGACAAAGAAAAAGGACTACACCTTGCGTCACTTTAAAAAAGATTTATTAACTTTAAATTAAATACAATGATAGAAGCAATTGGTTGGCTAACTATAGCCTGGATAATAATGGCAGTAGGAAAAGCAATAGGTAGAAGGCTATGGCCTGAAGATTGGGAGCCTGGTGTTTTAAAAGATAGGGGAAAAAAAGAATGGCCTTCAGAAGAAAGCCAGGAAGATATGACAAGAAGGCTGTGGCCTGAGCATCACCCCGAACACAAAGAGAAAGATGAACTTCAATAATGATTTTAGATACGACCTTGAGATAGGAAAGGAAGGAGAAAGAATTGTTGATTCATTATTCAAAGATAAATTAGTTGAGGTTAAAAGAGATAGCTGGGTTGGAAGGTCGGGCAATATAGCTATAGAGTACGAGAGCAGAGGCAAGCCATCTGGTATAGCAACAACTCAGGCAGACTACTGGATAATAATATTCTCAAAAGAATATCAGGACAAAGTCATGTATGTATTTGAAACTCAGTTACTTAAGAGTGTGTCTAGAGATTACTTTAAGCAAGGCAAAGTAAAGGCAATGGGAGACAACAACACATCAATGGCTGTGCTTATTCCTATAAAAGAAATTAGTAACTTTATAAAACATAAATGACAGAACAGCAGATACAAGCGAAGAGAATTAAACAGCTTGAGGCTGAGGGTTATTATGTGATTAAGCTTATTAAAACAAATAAGAATGGGATACCTGACCTTGTTGCTATACCACCTAACTGCGGTGTAATATTTAGCGAAGTTAAAACAACTAAGGGAAAAGTGTCTGCGCTACAGGAGTATAGACTTAAAGAATTAAAGAAGCATGGAGTACAGGTTGAGGTTTATAGAGGGTGAATACGAATACGAGGTAGACGAAAACTTTATTGAAATACTACGAGAGATGCCTGAAGAGTTGGCTATGGACATAGCATCTCAGATAGAATTTAATTCAGACTTACTTCCTGCTACTGGATTTAGTACAAGTATATTTGCTGGTGTAACAAAAGACCTAGACACACCAATTTTTTTTTGTGTTGAGTACGCAAAAGAAGAAGGAGGAAATACTATATACATAGACATAGAGCAGGTAGACTCTGATACATATTTAGATTTATATTTAATTAAACAAACACTACAATGGCAAACTTAACAAGAGAAAATAGACTTAAGAAAATAGTAAACACAGTTTTTGATGTAGACATTATGGAGAAAACGAGAAAACGAGAAGTGGTAGAGGCCAGGATGGTGTACTGCCGAATACTTATGGACGAGGGATATAAAACCCTATCAAGAACAGCCAAGAGCCTGGACAAGCATCACGCCACAGTTATACATTATAATAATTCATTTAAGTATGTTATAAAAGCAGACGATAGATTGTATGAATTGTATGAGCGATGTGTTAAAATGTTTACAGAGCCACAGCGAATACAAAATAAAGAATTAACACTGGTTGAATGTAAAAATTTAATATTTACTTTGGAAAACAAAATAAAAAACTTAACTTTGAATTTATCTAGTCTAAATTTAGAGCATGAAATATTTATAAAAAGACAAAAGGTTTACCATGATATTTATAAAACGATACATGAGAGAGTAAACAAAAAGAACATCAAACAAGTTACACGCAAACTTAACACATACCTAAATGGAATACACAGTTAACGACATAGAAAAGATTATAAGCTTTACATCATGGAACACAAGAAAAAAAATTGATGAGCTTTTAAGGATAGATTGTTATATGTATACAAACCTAGGGATTGACTCTAGTTCTAAGGAAAGAACTACCGCTAGTAAAAATTCTAGGAAAATATATAGGGCAATAAAAAATTTAGATTATAAAATCGGTAATGATTTTTTAATTGCAATGGACAGAAGCTAATGAACCCGAACACCTCGCTGGAGAAAAGAAGAATAGAACACGTTAACAACCTAACGAACAGTCTTCACGACTCATGCGATGAAATCTACGAGTCTTTAATAGACCATGATTACAACCATTGTAAAAAAATTTCTAAAGAATTAATCTTAAAGCTAAAAGATATGATTGATTCAATGGAAGATGATTTATAAAACAGCAGTCATGAAAAAAAAATTAAAGACCAATAGGCTTAGGCTAAAGGACGATGAGTTAAATATAATAGAAGAGTATCGAGGGCTAAAGAAAGCGGCTGAGGCAAGCGGCATTGACGTAGACACAGTGAAGCACGCCTGGTTAAAGAGTGACAAGGCAAGCCTGTTCGTTAAGAACCCTAACTTCCAGGTACAGAAAGAAAAAGATTTTGTTGAGAAGCTAATCAAAGAACTTGACAAGCACTCTCCTCAGTACAAAAAAATTAGGAGAAAAAAATCTAAGTCAGGCCACCTTATGGTGCTTGACCCAGCAGATATACACATAGGTAAGCTTTGCTCAAGGCTTGAGACAGGACAGAAATATAATTCACAGATAGCAGTACAACGAGTACTAAATGGAGTTCAGGGTATATTAAAATCATCTAACGGGTTTGATATAGATATGATTAACTTCATAGGCGGCAACGACATACTGCATATTGATTCTCCTAAGAGACAAACAACAGGGGGCACACCTCAGGATACAGATGGGATGTGGTATGAGAATTTTTTAGTTGCTAAAAAACTTTACGTTGATGTTATTGAATTGTTGTTATCAATATCTGATATTCACTTCACCTTTAACCCAAGCAATCACGATTACATAAGCGGCTTCATGTTAGCTCAGACAATCGAAAGCCATTTCAGACACTGTAAAAATATTACGTTTGATAATACCATGGCTCACAGAAAATACTTTAGGTATCATAATAATTTAATTGGAACCACACATGGAGATGGTGCAAAGTCTGCAGACCTTCCAAGCCTTATGGCTCACGAGAGCAAGGACTGGACTGACTGTACTAAAAGATATTTCTATACACACCACGTACACCACAAAACAAGTAAAGATTTTATTGGATGTACCGTTGAGAGTCTTAGGAGTCCAAGCACTGCAGACACCTGGCATCACAAGAAGGGATATACTGGTGCGGTTGAGGGAGTTGAGGCATTTATACACCACAAAGTATATGGTCAGATAGCAAGGCTAACTCACATATTCTAATGTCTGTAAAAGAAAAAGCAATACTTAAATTTACTGAAAGGTTTGAAGGCTCGCACAAAAGCCTAGGGCCTAGCGATGTAGACTATAGGGTGTATGATAAGCAGGGTAATTTAATAGCATTCGCTTTAGTAATACCTACAGATAAAAAAATTAAATCCTGCTACCCCTTGCAGGTTAGTCTAAATAATCTATCAAAGCTATCCCTTAAAAGATTAAACCCTGTTATAATATGGGCGTGTCTTGATGGTATTATGTACGGTAAAATAAATTCTATATCAGGTACAGTGTCTTGGCAGGGCACATCAGAACTAAGCTCAGAGCTTGTTGTAATGTACCCAAAACAAAAGACATTTAATTATGCCAGACACTATTAGTTAAAAGTCGTCATATATTTCTTTCTTCAAATCTCTTTTCATCTTTCTAATCTCTGACTTTATTTCTTCCGCATCTTCATTTGTTCCTCCAGGACCATACTTATCCTTATACATTTCAGGAAACATCTGTTTCATTTTAGTCTTACTCATTGGCGTATATGTTTCTCCGCCTTCATTCTTCGGTCTGTAAGACGGAGAGATACCCGTAACATCATACGTAGCCTCTTCAAGCTTTTCCTCTTCACCACCAAATAAATTATACAGTCCAATGAAAGGGTCGAACTGTGCTCCTACCGTAATTTCTGTTAGCACCCTAAGTGCGGCCTCTACTTCTCCTACATCTTTCTTAGTAAGCTTTTTGTACTTATAGAAGACACTGGCTATGGGGTTAACAACATCATCACTAAACCTAAGACCTTCTTCTTTGTACTCCTCTCCTTGTATACCAGATATTACTCTACCAGCAACATCAAATCCTTCGATAGCTGAGCCAACAAATGGGAGCTGGTATATAAGATTAAGCCCCATCGCAGCCTCTGCCATTTTCTTGAGTGCCGCTTCTTTATCCTCGTCATCTCCCTTAACAAATTTAGCTATGTTAGATACACCAACAAACAGCACGTTAGCTACAGCCATGTTTAATGCCAAACCTCTCGTGTCTTTTGAGCGCGGCATTTTTCCTTGAGATATACTTCTTGATATGTTGGTTGTGCTCTGCATAACCTTGTTAATTTGAAGAAACAATGTGCTACCGAACATGGTAAAAGCTCTTTGAAAAACAGTACTGTTCATCTGTAAAGGAATCTTATCTGTTCCTCTTCTTGATTGCTGAGTAGGATTGTAATTGTTAAATGCTTTTAAAGCATCAGCCTTACTCATACCATTTTTTATGTTACGCTTATAGTTAATCATGTAACCCATAACACCAAGCACATCTCCAATCACAGTAGGAGCAGCAGCCGCTGTTTTGTATCCTTGCTGTATTCTTTTACGCTTGCTTCCTGTTAATGATTTCTTATTAAAGGTTTGACTTCCAGACTCTAGCCCGTAGATATCACCCTCTATACCCTGCTCTATCCTCTTCCTGAATGTAGGAGATATCTCCATAGCCTGTCGTACAGGGCCTTTCATTCCAACTAAATCTTTAGCTAAAGATAGTACGTTAGCCGCGCCATCAATCATAAACATTGGATAGTCAACAGCCTTCCTAATTACACGAGGAACCTTAGAGTCTGAAGGAAAATAACTGTAGTCTTCAAAGGCGTTTACAAAAGAAGTAGCCTGCTTAAGTATTTGTATAGCCTTAAATGCTAAGGCAAATCCTGTGAACTTAGATTGTAATTTACTTATTATTTTTACAGTTCCTGACGCATCCTTTCCAGAGTCTGGATTGATAGCAAAGTTTACAGCCTTCCTCATAGCACCCTCAACACCAGTCTCTTTAAGTAAAGCCTTAACAGATTCAATCTTAAATAAGTTGTTTAGCCTCTGCGTTCCTACAGCATAAGCCTTATACTTCTCCATGCTCTCAATATGATTATTAAGAACAGATGTAAAATCACCTTTCTTTAGGTTAATATCAGAAGTCTTATTGCTTCTTTCTTTAAAAGCAGGAGAGGTCTCAGAATTAAACACACCGTTAAAGTCTCCACCCTTTATCATGTCTGCTGAAGTATCAGCTGATATGGTGGATGTTGGGAAGTAGTTATTTACATACCCTAGGTTTACATCATTGACGTAGGAGTAAACATTGTTAACGCTCTCATAGTATTCATTACTTAGAAAGTCAACAGATTTCTCAGCAAACTCCACCGCCTCTGGACCTATAATATTTTTAATACTCTCTATAGTTTCAGGGGTTATGCCTTGAGCTTCAAGCTTCTGTCTTTGAACATCGTTCAAACTAAGCGCGTATATACGCATCATCTGGTCTGAATTAAAAATATCAGTGTACTCTGTTCCTGTATCCCCTCGCCTTAACACAAGCTCATGAGTACCAGTGTTTAGTTTTCGGTATATTTGTTTCATCCCTTTGGTAATACCAGGGATTGTATTTGCAATGTCATCAAGCTTCTGTCTTGTTTGGTAAACTCCACCAATACTTATGTCATCCATTCTATTGAGAGCGTCATAAACATTCTTAGTAAAGAAGTCCCTTCCTTTGGTTACCCTATCAAGAGTATTGGATAGAGTACCAAGATGCTGAAGCATCAACTTAAAGTTTTTAATATAGCTACTAGCGCTAGAAAACCTCATGCTTTCAGCTAATGTAGAGAATCCTTTTCCTAGTTCAAAGTTTCTGAAGTGAGAAAGTATTTTATCTCTCCTAGCTAAACGCTGATTCTCATTAAGAACATTACCATCCTCATCAAATAGCAAAGGATTTGTATCCTTAATCTGAGCATCAGCCTCCTCTTTCATTTTCTTGTTAGCCTCAGCTCTTGCTAGTCTTCTGGACTTAAACACAGCGATAGACTCAGCTTTAGTATCTTTTATTTGCTGCATTAAGGCTTGAGTTTCTTCAAGACTCAAATTAGAAACGTCTCCAAAGGTATCAAACGCTAACGCCAAGTTTAATAGAGCCTGCTCTTTCTGGTCAAGTGTTAGTTTTTTTACTAAGTCTTTACCAGCTTCAGTCTTCTGGTCTGCTTTGGTTAGAGCCTTTAGGTCTAACTGTCTCTGTATAAGGTTACTTATCTCTACAGAATTTTCTTGTATCTTCTGTTGTATATCAAGCAGCGTATCAGCATCAGCCATAAGCACCTGCTTAACAGCGTTGAAATAACTCTGACCCTCTTTACTTAGTCCTTTAGCTCTACGCTTACGTGACTTGGTAAACGCTGTCATGGCTTTTGATTTAACAAGCTTGAGGATATCCTTAACTAAAGCCTTCTGCATATTAGCCTTCTGCTTATCTACAATATTCATAACATACTCAGTGTCTGCCTGGAATGTATCAACTGTAGATTTACCAACCCTAGATATAAGTTTATTTATTTGAGCCTGAGTATATGTTTTAGACTTTGGTAATTGGTTTCTTATAAAGTTTTTAAGCTGAGTCTGTGAAGCCCTAAGATTCTTCTCGCTTATCTTACGCTGCTTTAGGCTATTCCTAATAGCTGATATTTCTTTCTGCACCGAAACATTAGCGCGGCTGTTTAAAGTCTTGTCAAAGTCCACCATAAGCTCCATCTGAACCTGCTCTTGCTGAGCCTGGTATATAGGATTAGCTTTCATCAGGTCCATGGCTTTCTGTCTTACCTCTGCCATTGTCTTACCTTTGGATGCAAAGTTAGATACCGCTTGTCTAACCTCACTATATAATTTCATGCCCTCACTGACGCCACCTTCAACCCTGCCAAACGCTTCAGGTAATTGTGTGAACACATCTACCTTAACTTCCATAGCAGCAGCTATATCCGCGGCTGGAAACTTTCTTTCTTTAAGCACCGCTTTAATAGATGCGTCTGAGTATCCGTTTCTTCTCCCAGTTTCTATTATAGAAGCCATACTCTGGTCAGACTTAAGCATAGCCTCCTTAAGGTCTGTCGAGAAAGTTTTTAACTGAGCATCGGTTAGCTTAATAGGTTTACCGCTAAAGATATCTGCCATTGCAGTACCTAGGAACTCATCCATTGTTAGGTCCTGAATCTCCTTTGTTGTTAGGTCCTTAGACAGTTTAAATTCCTGTCTTACATAATCCCACACCGCAGTAATCCAATCCTTAACCTGCTGCTTTAAACTTGCATCCACTACGCTCTCACCTCTGTTACCGATGAGTGTTGCCATTGCTTCTTCAGTAGCCTTGTTTACATCTCCATCAAAACGCTTGAGTAATTTCTTATACAGCTCAGTCTGTTGTACAATCTCTGCACCACGCTTATATATTTTCTTACCCTTAGGTGTTAATGATAGATGCTTTACCCACACATGACCCATCTCATGAATAGCTGTGTTGTACAGCTCAGACTTTGAGTCGTGAACTTCTTTATTAATAAAGATGTTACCATCCTTAGTCATACCATAGACAACTGAATCTCCTCTTAGGTATGCTGTTACGTCAGGGCTCTCTAACAACTGGTTCATAGTGGCCTGGTCGGTAGATATATTAACAAAAGGAAAACTTCGGTTCATAAAATCTAAAAGCCTACCCTCTTCAGTCACACCAACAATAGTTCCTTGGAACTCTCTGTTAGTCATACCCATTTGAACAGGGATTACCTCTGATAATCTTTTCTTATCTGACCTTTTTCTATTTTTCCCTGCATTTTCATTAGCCTTACCAAGCACAGCATTATTATATGCAGACGGAAACAATTCAAGAACAGACTGAGGCTGTTCTATAACACCTATTATTTTTCCTCTGGGACCAACAGGATAGTTAGGGTGATTAGTTTTTTCAATACCAGGATTCAGAACATCAATACCTGTGATTGTAAAGACTGAGCGCACAGGAGTGTTTTTAAGCTGAGGCTCTGTAAGAACATCGGTGATAGAACCAAGGTGTAGCTTAGCTTTGCTTTCTGCTGAAGGGTTTTCGCCAAGCAGTGCTTTAGCAACAGGGTTCGATGGGGTACCAGGCTTTACTGCTTTACCAGTAGGGCTGTTGGGTTTACCATATCCTAGATTACCTGTGATTATATTGACCGATGTTATAGCTTTTAGATTTTTTAAAGCTTTGGGCGTTAGTAAACCATCTATAGTTTTCGCCTTAACTTTTTTATCCATTTTCTGTACATCCTCAATAGATTTTATTTGCTCAGCGTACTGCTTAAGTGTACTAGGTTTTACCGCATTACCAGATAAACCCACTCCATCTTTTATAGCTTGCTGTAGCTTAGTTTTTTTTGTTTCTAATCTCTCTCTAAAAACATTCAAAGCCTCTACTCTCTGAGCCTTAGGGAACGAGGATATGTTGTCAGCCATTACACGAACAACAGCTTCATTGCTAAGTATAGAGTCTGTCTCCATCTTAACAATTGACATAGGAACTAATCCGTTATACTCAGGATTAGCTGCCCACCAATTCTTAAAAAGTTCTTTGTTGTTGTTGTATATCTTGGTCGCTGTAGAAATTTGACCCTTGACAGTATTGGTGTCGATGCTTGCCCACGCAAGATTCTCATGACCCTTCACACCGTTAAATCCTAGGCCACCCTTTAAATTTTTTATAACCTTTCCTGTGGATGGGTTGACTACGTTACCAGTTCTAAGCTGGTCTGATATACTGAACATGGTAGGTATACCATCAATGACATCTATTGAAACAATAGGCATTGGTCTTCCTCCGTCCTTCTTTAATCTTTCGTTTAGTTCTTGTACATCAATCTTAGGAGCATTGGGGTTTGTCTCAGTTATCTCGACAACCGCACCATCCGTATCTTCGGACATTGCCTCAACAATTTCATTCACATCTGTGAATCCTTCTTTACTCTGCTCCTCCTTTAACTTGAAGTCAACATTGGCATCGTTCTCAAACTCTGATTCTAAGTCTGCCTCTAGGTCTGCAACCTCTTGAGCTGCAGCTGTCTCGCTTGCTTTGAGCTCCTCAATCCCTGAATAGTATTCTTCGGTAGTAACACCCTCAAACTTAGAGTCGTTCTCTATCGCTTTGAGGAGCGTGCTATAAAGGTCTCCCCCAGTTTGTCTGTCTTGGGACCGTTTGCTCGCAGAGCTTCTAAGAATTTCTTTCCTTTTTCCCTGGTCGACATAGATGGAGTTGACTGGTCGGTAGCTTTGTTTATCATAAGTAATATTATTAGCTTCTAATTCTTCTACAAAGATACCAATTTTATCTTGTAGTTCTGGGTTGTCAAACTTAAATATGTTTATAAAGCTTACCTCCCCTGTGTCTTCGTTGATACTGAAGTCTGTTATGCCTGCTTTTTTTAATGCATTTATAACACCCTGACTATCTGATACAGTAAGAACATACTCGTTACCGTTGTGATTCTTAGAGCCTTCCTCTACATACTCTGCGGCTATACTACTCTCTTGTGTTTCAGGCGCTAAGGCCGCTGCTAATGCAGCATACTCCTGTGCTTGTTCTATTGTTGCATTCTTTAATACAACTCTATTAGATACCTCTACTATCTCTGTACCTGCGTCATTCTTGTATCCACCAATACCCTCTTCAACCTCAACCTCTAATCCTAGTTGCTGACCTATTCCAGTTAGGTTGTTCCTGTACTGCTGATACCCTTCACTATCTCTTAAGGTCTGTGCCTGTTCAGCACTCTCAATTGTAGTGTCAAAGAATGGAGCAACAGCCACGATAGTCTCTGGCTTAGTTGTAGGTGCTACTTCCTGTATTGGACTGGCTACTTGTTCCGTGAACTCGATACCACCTTCCGTTTCGGTGGTCTCAAGTTCTGTGTTTTCTTGGAAATCGAGACCACCGATGGATACTTCTGTTCCCACTCCTGTGCCAATTGTGGCTTGTTGGCGTGCATCCACGCTCTCTGTTTCTCTGATTTGAACGCCATCTAATTTTTCATTTAATATTTTAGTAACTTCTTTATCATTAGCAACCTTACCATTAAACTCGGTAAGCTGACGAGCATTCATTCTACCAAGCTTCTTTAAAAACTCACTTCTACTATAGGTTTTTCCGTCTATCACATACTGAGATAGCGCGGCCCTTGTGTCAGTGGTCTCAACACCTGGAGAAAATACAGCTTCTATTTTTGCTTTAATGTTTTCGGGAGCTAATTTTTTATTCTCTATTAAAAAAGCAATCTCTGCATTGATATCTTTAATCTTCTGACCGAATACTTCTCTACGGTTAGTGTCTGCAGAGTACTCCTCTTTAGCGGACAGCAACTGCATAAGCCTTGTCTTAACAAGTGTATTTTTTTCGCTGTTCTTATCTATGCCAAAGTCAAGCATATTGTCTGCATCCTTAGAAAGCCCTAGGTTTTTTTGTATTCTCTGTGCCTGGTCGGCATTAATTTGTCCAAGCTCAAGCATGTTGTTTGTCCACGCAGATACCCTTGTATCGCTTTCCTGTGACAATTCCTGAACTATAAAATCTATCTCGGTAAGCTTAGAGGCAAGCTCTATCTTACTCATTTTTTTTATGTCCATCACCTTGTTGACTATCATGCTTGATGTGTTGTTTCCAAAACCACCAATACCTTCTGCAGCTATTTCTTTAAAATCTAATTCATCACCAACACTAATTTGAGCAAGTCCTTCTCCAGTCATTTCTGCAAGAGGGTCAACTACAAGACGCTCTGCTACCTGTGATACAACCTTCTTTGTTCTTGAAGCTGTTTTACCAACTTTAAACACACGACCAGCAGCACCAGCGGTTATAAAGTCTACAAGAGCAATTGGAACACCTCGTGCTATACCCCTTTCTTTTGCTGTTGCCCAAATCTCTGGGTCGTTTATAGCCTTCACAACATCCTGTGGGTTTAGAACATCTAATCCTTTGTCCTCCATTGCTGCAAAAAATTCATTGGTATATTCCATAGCAAAAGATGTCATTGCCATACCTGTCTTCATCCCTTGTCTCATACCAAAAATAGCTCCAGGAACAGCTCCAACACCAACACCACCTGCAGCTCCTACTCCTGCTCCAATACCACCACCTGCAACCGTACCAGCCGCCACAAGTTCTGCTCCGTAAGGAAGCATCATACCTATAGAGTTTATAGCCATAACAAAAGCTGTTTCAAATGGATTAGCGTTAAAGGCATCAAGACTTTCTCTAAATCCTGTAGCCCTATTCCACCTTGATAACTGTCTAGACTGTTTTCTGCCTTGATTTTTTCCTTTTAATGCAGATATCATTTCAGCCGCCTTCTTAACATCCTCTTCGTTGTTAATATCTAAATTCTGAAAATCAAAAGGCATCCCCGTACTTAGCTGAAGTATAACTTCAGATGCGTTTCCATCGTTTAGTCCAGCGCGTAGTTCTTTGTAAACCGCAGCCGCACCATCCTCCATGTCCTTGGTTATTGATTTGTCATACTTAGCACTGTAAAAAGTCTTAGCTGTTTCGTATAAATCAGCAGCGTGCTGCCTCTCTACATTTATAGATTTTGTCTGTATTCTAAGGTCGTCTATTAGCTTTGCTTGTATTTCATCTGCAGGCACAACATTGTTTAGGTCTTTTACAGGAACACCAAACTCTTTTAAAGATAAAACCTCTAGCTCATCCTGAGCAAACAGCAGTTGTCTGTTTTCTTTAGCTGCTTTCTGGGATAATGCTTCGTATTTTTCGTGTGTCTTAAGGTCAAACTCTTCTCTTAGCTTTATCTTTTCTTCGGTATTAACTTCAAGGTATAGTTTGTTTTCTATTTCTCGTTGTTCTTTTGCAACCTGAGCAGCATCGTCTCTGAGTACTCCGTTTACATAATAACCACCGTACAATTCTTTTTCTTCTGGTGTCAGCTCGCTAATTAAATCTCTACCTAAATCATTTACCTGTTCATCTAAAAATATTCTAGTATCTCTAGCCTTAAGGTACTGCTGGTACTTATCATCCTCTGCTGCAAAGTTTAAGCCAGCTTCAGAATATAATTGTTTACCTATTACGTTTGTTGCGTGAGTATCTTTCCAAGAACCTTCAGCAAACTTAGCTGCTTGTTCTGCGGTTTCAAACTCAAAGACCTCACCTCTTTCTTCAGCTAATTTTTTAGCTTCTTCAAAATCAAGTTCAAGCCAGTCTTCAGGTCTACTTCCATAAAAGCTAGGGTCCTTGGGGAATAGTGTAGGGATAGCATAAAATCTACCGTTGGCCTCGTAGTCTGTCATAAGAACTGTAGACTCAGTTCCGTCTTCATTTATTCTTGGAGCTATACGCAGGTTTTGTGCCTTGTCTGATTGAAAAGCAAGGTCCTCAAACTCATTTTCTTGATACTCTTGCTTAGCGTTATTGGTTATAAAATCTTTTAGTTTCTTAGACTCTAGTACTTCAGACGAAGACATAAATGGCTGGAGGTCTATAGTCTCTGTTGCTGTTCCGTCAAAGTTTGAAACAATAATAGCGTCACCCATTCCAGTCTTTTCAAATGAGAAACCGTATTTTAGAAATTTACCTCTTAGTAAAGCAATTGCAGTCTCTTCATCCTGCTTTATAAGTTCAGTGTTAATAACTGAAAGGTCCTGCAGAAAAGGGTCGCTCTGTTGTTGAATCAACAGGTTGTTTTTCCGTTGCTCTTCTTCAAGATTTTTTCTCTCTTGTTCTTCGGCCAGGAAAATAGCCATGTCCTCAGGTCTCTGCTTCTGGTAAATCTCATTTTGTGCTTTTAGCACGTCAAATTCTTCTCCTGCAGTAGTAATTTCTTGTTCCCGATAAGCGTCCACCTCAGCAATATTGTCAGGATACATTCCTGTAGGCTCCTGAACTTGTGTTTTGGGAGCTTTAAGAAGGTTTTCTAGCTCAGCTTCAGTTGGGTTTTGTATTGGTGAACCGTCAGTTTCTGACGAATCCAAAGAACCATCTTCCCCATTGGATTCCGTAACAACTTTTTTTTTTACTGTCTTTGGAGGCTTTGCTCCAATCAACTCTGCATAAGCATCCTTTGAATCACGATAGCCTGCCTCTACATAAAGACCGAACATATCGTTCAATGCCGCAGGGTTATTCTTCATTAGTTCTGAAAACTGGTCAAGATTTCCTTCGTAGCCCTCGGCCACAAACATTCTGTGTGACTGCTCTAACTGCTCTTTATCTATATTTAACATGCTTTAATTGTAATTAGTTATCAACTGGGTATGCTGCACCGACTCCTTTTCTATCTTTTCTAGTTTTATATGTAGGCGTACCTGAAAGTTTTCCTCCGTTATTCTTAATGTATAATGCCTGCTGTATCATAGCCGCCTCTGTTCCACTTTGCTTTGTAATGTAGTCTCTTATCTTTTTCATAGAACCAGCATCACTTATATTAATCCCTTCAGAGAATACTTTATTACCCTTAGGGTCTGTGTATGCAATCCTAACAAACTTACCACTATTATCACCCATTTTGCTGAGTGCTTGAAGTTTAAATCCAGCTGGCATACTATCAGTATAGTTAGCCACAAAGTTATCGTTAGCATCGTCTCCTGCAGTAGTAACCATGGTTTGTATAGCAGCTTCTTGGGTATCATCAAACTTAGACTTTAGTATTCTTTTAAATGCAGCACCCTGGCTTTCTGTCGTTGACCCACCCTGTCTGTTAGCAAACACGTTATTAATATCGCTAGTTCCTAGTCTTCTAGCACCATCAGTACCACTTAGAGTACCTCCAGCACGTCTCATAACAGTCTCTATATCATCTACGCCATGTATAAAGTTACCTAACCTAGCCCAATCTTCTAGCGTTATGTTATCTGGGTCATAAGGAATTACTTGGTTAAGAGTTGGGTCTTTATAACTCACCTCGATTTCACCATTTCTAGTTATGTCAATAGCTAGTATACTGTCTGAACCATCATTCTTTTTTCCTTCAGCTATCTTAGAGTTTAGTAGGTTAGTTATGGCAGTTTTCTTTTGTTGGTTAGTCCCGAAGTACAACGTGTTCCATGAGCTTACAATTTCTTCTTCAGCCTTTTCTACCTTTGATAGTTTCGATTTATCTAGTCTCTCCCTTGTTTCAGTGTAAGTAGTTTCTGATTCTGTGTAGTCTAGCTTATTTCTAAAGTTTGTTTGTGCAGCATCAAACGCAGCTTTGGTTTGGTCTTTAGTAAAATCAACCGTTATTGTTCCGCTTCCATCATCCTTTACTAGAACGTAGTTTTTACCATCCTTCACCTTACCTCTAAGATTTGGGTCAAGAGTTGGGTAGTAGGCATTACCATCCTTATCAAACTTTAAACTGTTTGTGAGTACCGACAACCTCTGGTATTCATTACCCAAATAGCTATTAATCATATCCTTTTCGTACTTCTCAAAACTAGATATAGCGTCAGTTAAAGCACCAGATTCGTCCTTCCCTCTCTGCGTTGGGTCAAGAATAGTTCTTATGTTTCCAGAATAGTTTTCTCCACCAGCTGTTCTTATAGCTGTTACGAACTTAGCAGTACGCTCAGCCTCTGTGGCCATTGCTCCAGATAAATCAAACCTGTCATACTTCTCCTTATACCTGTTTCTCATTTGATTAACAGTCATCCTTTCGCCTTCATTAGCTGAAAGCTTTTCAACTTTTATGTCATCATAATATTTGCCATCAGAATCTTTAAGCATGTCGTACTTACCTATACTTACCGCACCGCTTTCCATATTTATAAATGTTCCTGCCTCTCTAAGATTAGCAAGTCCCTCTATATTTTCCATAAGCATATTTTCAAGTACTTGGTTTTCGTTATTTTTAAACCTAACCATTTTCTCTTCGTACTCCTTCTGATATTCTTTAGTTAATCCAAACAGGCTTTTAGTGTCGTCTCTTAGTCTTTGACGTGCTGCAGTATACTGTCTGTCGGTCATCAAACCATTTTTAAAAAGTCTATCCTGAATAAGCCTAGCTCTTGATGCGTCTGTTGCGTGATTGAGTGCAAATACATTAGCGGTTTTATAGTCACCAGATGGAGCTTCATCAAGCTCCTTCTGATAATCTAATGAGGCCTGTTGAAACTCGTCTCTTCTATCTTGTCTGTCCTTACCAGCTTTTAAAAGACTATCACTAAGGTTCTTACCAATGGTCTGCCAGTCAAGGGCTTGACTGTTTTCTCTTTCTATATATCCGTAGTAGCTCATATTCTATTTACTTGTTCATCTGGGCGTATATTGAAGCTTGTTGTTCAGGCGTAAGCTCCATCATAAAGTTTCTAAACTCTAACTCTGTCATATCTTTAACATCACCCAGGCTTAATCTTTTTTCTTCTGAAATAGTTACAGTACCATCCTCATTTTGTGTGTTTATTAATCTGTTTGGAAGTGTTCCTCCTAGGGTTAATCCAGATATTTTATCTTGATACTCCTTCTGCATCCCTGGAAGTTTCTGTGTGTTAAAATCTTTTCTGCTTAAGTCAGAATCTCTTCGTTCCTGTCTGATAAATTTATTCTGTTTTCTTTGTGCTTTTTTAGCCTCGGCTGACTTACCGTAGGTACTTTGTGTAGCCATGTTTACACCCTGCATTGCTGCACTTGCAACACCCTGCAATCCTGCGCTAGTAGCTTGAGACGCAGAATCTGATAAAGCTGCAGCTGCTGTCTGAGCGCCTTGTATATTTCCAAGCTCCATCTGAATTCCTATGTCACTTTTTCTAGTTGCTTCATCAGCGGAAAGTTTTTCAAGGTCTCCCAAATCTTCTCCCATTGCTTTCCTCTGGGCACCTGCCGCTTCAAGAACTCCAGCTTGTATTCTGCCACTTCCAGCTAGTACTCCACGCTGGTCTCCCTCACGAACCATATCTATCTCAGTTTTAGCCTGTGTCTTTAACGCATCTGCCTCTCTTTCATAGGACTCTGTCTGAAGAGACAGGGCTTCCATTTCGTTTTTAGTTAAAGCTTTTTCAATTTTATCCATCGAAATATCCGCTTGTAATTGCGCAGCTTCTGCTGCTCTTCTATCTTTACCTGCCTGAATAAAACTCATACCAGTTGTTATTGCTGTAATTGATAAACCTGCTATTGCTCCTGACATAATAATTTTTTATTTAATATAACGTGCTCAGGAAGTTCTTTATAATCTTCTGTATAAACTTCTTTCTCAGCCTCTTCTACTGTTGTTGCATCTGTTCTGTAAACACAAACCCAAGTTGTATCCTCATGGATATAAGCAACTCTTTGTGTTCCTATCTCAGTCATTACTTTCATGGGGGCTTTTATTTTTTTAACCTCCCCTGTGTCTAGTAAAACTGACATCTCTCCTTTTAAAAAAAAAGAAGGATGATTTTGCTTATGAATAAAGCTTACCACCAACGTGCCCTTAGGCATATATATTTCTCTGGTGTACAGCCCGTCTTTTAAATGATGACTCACTGGCATTAACTCATCCATTTCTGGGGTATGATGTACAACAGCCTCATCGTGAGACACAAGTCTCTCTTTAAATAACTTAATATTCTCCCAAAGAACACCCCTGTTTTCATGAACATATCCTAATATGTCCTCAGGTCTTTTTTTCTTAAAGATACTTAATATACCCATAACTTTTACAAAGATATGAATTTTATGGGAAACTTTTAAACGCTTGACTTTTTACAACAAACAATTCTGTAGCAGATGTGTTGTCGTTTGTTAATGTGAACTCACAAAAATGACCCATCACGCCCTGAGACTCTGCTATGGAATTTTTAATGTATAAAAAATATTCATTATCTGATGGTATAGGTCCTGCTCCTGGAACAAAAGTATTAATTATAACCTTAGATGTTCCATCGTTTGACAGAACAACAGACGTAACTATACCTGCCAGGCTTGGCTGTATCACCCCTAAAACTTGAACTCCAAAATAAAAAGCATCACCAATGGAAAGCATTGAGTCTACTATAGTTGGAGGAATAAATGTAATCTCTGTATCTACAAGTCCAACCTGTATACTATCACTTACACCAATACCTGTTAATGAACGCAAAGGATATTGGTCTGCATTAGCAGGAACACTTCCTTCGTTTCTAATGTAAGAGAACCAGTCACCTTCCTTCTTCTCAAACTCAGAGTAGTTAATAAACCCTGTAGTCTGTTGGTCTGTTATAAAAGTTCCAGTCCAAGCATCATCTCCTTCCAGAGAAATTGTTTTAAATTTTTTATTTTCTGTAGGAACATCGTTAAATATACTTGTTAATTTAGAAATCCCTTGCTCTCCGTAAAAATTATTTCTTACCTCGTTTGTATTATGCTCGTAAAGGTTGCCTCCTTTAAAGCTGTACATAAACTGATTCATTCCTTTTATAATCTCAGGGTAGTAAGAATAAAAAGAAGGCCATCCCTTAGAGGATGCGCTGTATGTTAATGTGTATAAAAAGTTTTCTTCCATATTTTTAAATTAAACAACGTCACATGCCTGACCTACACCACACTCGTAAATAAATAAAACCGTCTGGCTCTCAATCTCTAACATTTTAAAAGTCGTTGAAGGGTTGCTTGTTGTTGTTTCAAACTCCGAAACAGCATAAAAACCATCTGGAATCGAGGCACCAGCTATTACATCTCCAACAGTTATTTGGGTATAGCTATTACCAGATACAGTAGTAAATTCTACATCTATATCAAAAGAAGAACCAAACTGACAAAAAGTATTACAGATACTCTGTGGGTTTAGAACTCTAAAGAAGCTAGGCTCAACACACTCCTCTGGACAGTTCTGAGCAGGCTGTAAAACACAGTTAACCAGCTCACGAGCAATAGTCTCGTCAGAATAAAATCCATCTGGAGCACAGGTATCCATTCCAATATCTGTAAAGATAGCAGTTGATGACGCAAGGTCGGGTCCGTTTAGGTAATATGTTTCAAGTGGTGACATTATATTTTTTTTTAAGGTTCTTGACAATCACAGCAAGCGTTCTGAAGGCTTGATGTTGAATAGCATAAGCTTGCAGGTGTTGACTGTCTGTAGTCATACACTAGATACAGGTTGCCACCGACATCAGGCATTGTAAATTCTCCTGAATAAATTAAAGGCGCTTGACTAACATTCAAAGGAAGTGGAGCACCTGCCGCACTTAATAGGCTTGTTATCCCAGCAGTTGTTGGTGGGTAATTTGTACTTGTTCTCAATGAATAAAAAGAATCTTGAGATGGGTCAAACACAAAACTATCCGTTGGTCTCTTGTTAGATATAATACTTACTTCGGCACCGTTAGCAGGAACAACACCTCCTCCTTGCGGAGCAAATATATCTGTGTACTGACTTATAATAAAAGTTCCTGTATCATCTAAAAATGTAACCTGCTCACTATGAAGCGGTGATACAAAATCACCGTCTGTCCATCTGTACTCGTTATGAATATTGTTTCCAGAATCAGGAGCGTTTGTTAAACATATCTGATATACTCTAATGCCTGTTGGGGCTGGACAAGCAAGCCTAACTGTTAAAGAAGAATTCTTTTTCCCTTCAATAAACACAGTTGCTGTAGTTTGTGAAACACTATTCTTGTCAAAAATCCATCCAGTTGTTCCGTTAGAAAGCAATGTAGTAGGCACGACATCAACAGAGTTATATCTAACTCTAATAGAACTAAGGTCAGAACCTGATGGTGTTTGTGCGGTTACAGTTAAAGCTGTATCTCCAACTATTGTACCTAGGTCTAAGCAGTACTCAACAGATTTGTCGCTATTAAAAGCAAACTCTCTGTTAATACCACAAGCAATACATTCCTCTTCTGAAGGTAACTCAATTGGGTTCATACTAAGAACATACTCGTTCATGTACGGGTCAAAGCCTCCAATCTTTTGATAGTTTATACTTGATATAAATCTATCTCTAAACCACGACCTCATTCCTGATTCGGACACAACCGTAAGCTGCTCGTTAGACCCTGAAGAACCTGTTAATTTTATAACAGCTCCTCTTTTGGCATCAGTAAAATACTTATCAAATCCCCACGAACAGAAGCTCTCAGGGTTTCTAGATATTCCGTACTCTTCAATCCTAGCTATCTGCGTTCCTAGTACCTCAGGTATAGAGGCAACTGTACCTCCTCCAATTGAATCACTAATCAGGTTTTTACCAGCTAATACATAGGATATCTTATCCTCTTGAAGTACAAGTATATCTGTTTCTCTACCACTTAACTTTTCAATAGGACCGTAAACATCCTCAAGCGGTTTGAAGTTTAGTAAACCTAGGTTAAACTCATTAAGCTTATTTACATTACTCTCATCATTGTATACGCCACTATATGTTAAGTCAGCAAAACGATGTGCCTGTCTAAACTCTACCTCAGATGTAGAAGTGGTTCTTTCACCTAAAGAAAATTCTTTACCCACAACAGAGTCACGAATCCTATAGCTCTCAACCCCGTTACCAAAAGAAAAACAATTAAAGAAATCAGTTTTAATAATAGCTGGCTGAGTCGCTGTCTGATTCTGTATATTACCTTCGTGTGTTCCAGTGTTTTTATCAATACTATAAACATCAGCTGACTCATACCATAAATCAGGAGTAGCATCCTGAGGCTCTGTTTCAAAAACTAGCGTGGTCTCAGCCCTAAATACTTCAATTGTAGCGTCAATACATGCGCGTCTCTTCTGACTATTCGCAGCACCTGAACAGCTATTAGTACCTACAAGACCTAAGTATAATGCGTTACCAGGGTCTCCTGCAGGACCTTCATTACCTTCTATAAACTGCCACTGATAAACACATCTATCCTCAGGCATCTGTCCTTCCGCTGGTGTTCGTAAAGCTGGGTTATAGTAATTAGCAAAGTAAGGAGGAGGACAATCCTGGTCTCCAGCCACCTCAACTCTACCGCCATCAAGTCTTGACGCGATGTTGTCTCCGTCAAAAAACTCTTTAAAATTATCATAGTCCTGAGAGGCTACTAATTTAAGCTCTAAAATATACGTTCTTTTTTCACACTTCCCATTAGTTCCATCTCTCTTAAACGTAACATTTATATTTACCCTAGACCCTTGAGGTATGTCGTACTGTAAATAGAACCCAGGATTATCTGGGTCTGGGATACTTACAGGGTAATTCAGTCTTGGATGCTGACCTCCTCTTTGAGCACAATTGTTTTTGTGCCCTTCTAATATAAATGGAAGCTCAGCCTCTACTACCGTAAAGTCATTAGGAATAATTTTCATGTAAGTCCCTGCAGGTATTGGAATTTCTTGACCAGATTCAGAAGTAGGGGCAGGAACTATAAAATCCCTAGTCTCAGCAGTCTTAGTTAATACGGTAGCGTACTGACATCTAGATGTTACACCACTTGTATCCGCTTTTACCCTTAGCCTATCTCCTTCCTGAACTTTTCTTGCGTTCTCCCCTTCTAATAAAAAGAATACCGCAGACGTTGTGGTGTCAGCTATGAAAAGATTTGTAAATACTGTATTGTAGTCCTCGAAGTCAGGCTTCATAACAAACTTATATCTATCAGCCCAAGAGGGCGCAAGCTGTGATTGTGGAATAGTTACCTGCACAGAGTTCTGTGTTGCAGATTTTGAGCATCCTACATGAACTGTATTCTGTGGACTAACTAATGCTGTACTAGAACGATTAAACTCATCCATATACACAATACCTACCTCATAATCTCTATCACTATGAAGACTCTTTGGGTTTCCTGTGCTTAAAAAAGTACCGCTTGCTGAAGTTACTTGATAGTACTCATATACATTAAATGTTGGATTGTTTAGCGCGTCAACAAACCTCATAGCAACAGGAACAATACCTATCTCTGTGCTTGACGGAGAGCTTATTATTCTTATTGGTTGTCCTTCCCCACTAATCCCACTAGCAAATTTAGTTAACGCATCTAGGTTGTTAGGTATAAAACAATTAAAATTATCTGTTACGGTGTTACCGTCACAAGAGGTTTCACTCCCTGGTGTATTATCATACACAGGTTTTATGTTTAGCGCTGTTCCTATAAGATTAACAAACGATGGGTCAATAGATAGTTCATAAACACTGTTAAAATCAACGGGAAGATTAAAAGAAAAGTCTAGCTCTAAGTTACTTGATGTCTGAGTTGGTGAAGGTGTGTCTCCACTGAAGCCTTGATGCCCATATCTAATCTCAAAAAACAAAGTTGCCCCTGCTTTTAGTTCAACATCAGCAAGGTTAAAAAATGCCGCTGCATTTGCTGTGCTTCTCTGAACATCAATAGAGTAAATATAAGGAGTGCTAAAGTCTGTAAATTCTCCTATCCCAATCTCTTCAGAAATAAGTTCTGTAAAATATTCTAGTCTTATGGGGTTTTCGTTTAAGTCCTCCAGGTCGTACCCGTCCACATAGTTTCCATATATCAAACGATTGCCCATAACTGTTTGAGCCTGAGCCTTTAGCGGAACATTGTCAAACATTCTAACAAGCTGCGTTGCATTAAGAACTGTGTATATTTTACTATTGTTAAAGCTTAAAACATAATTGGTATTGTCTGCGTACCCTAGATTTTGTTTATTAAATAATTCAATTGACTTTATAACATTACTTGTCGTTTCTTTGAAGACAACCTCTACAGATTTTACCAACCTTCCCCCACTATTGAATGTAACATTGGCGCTATTAAAAGCGTTTATCATTCCTTCATTTAACCCTGAGTCTATAGTATACTCAAAGTTCTTAGGAGCAAATGCTGGCTCGCTGAACTGAGACAACGCAGAGTACTCTCCGTCCTCATATCTATATCTGTATGCAAATGTTATAAATCTTTCTTCTAAAAAATTCTCTTCACCACCAACATTAACCAGCTCGAAAGTTGGTGCTTGTGTAGGCGGTTTTTTAATAACCAACAATTGTTCAGCTAGGTCTGGAGCTACTGAATCATAATTTCTTTTTATGTTTATAACCCTAGGCTGGTTGTAGTTGTCTGTCCAGAACAACAGGTCTTCAACTCTGTTAACGCCTGTGATTAAGTATCTAGAATTAAAATTAAGAACTGATATATCGTCTGGAACTAAAGGGCTTGAAGTTGTTACCACATGATATGTAAGCAGTGTTTGTGTTACATTAAATGATACAACAAGGTCTGCAATCACTTTAACGCCAGATGATAATTGAAATGTTGGGTCATGAACAAACCAGTATATAGTTTCTCTTTGTCCATCTTCAAACGCACCTATACAGGTAGCGTTGTCGCTTAAAGGAATTGAGTCTATACTTAAGCTGGTCAATCTGGTGTTGCCCTTTGCGTTCTCAACAGAGCCCACCTCTGATTCTTCTGTAGAACCAAGCCTTACGTTTAAGGCATCAACGTACTCACCATTAGGCAATAAGCGTTCATCAACGCTTTTATTCATTCGCCCTGCAATAAAATTTCTAGTAACTTCTGCCATGTTTATTTAATCCACTTATCCATACCTCTAATGTTCTGTAATAAACGACCAGGGTGTATGTTGCTAATTCGTAATTTAGCGTTACGCAATAAAGCCGAGCTTCTTTTTCTTGCTCTACTTACAATATATTCTTGTACTCCAAACTTTCCGTTTAATATAGCAAACTGAATGTAAGCATAAACATATTCTTCAAATAGTTTGTTAACACTTATCAAGGTATCGTCTCCGCCTTCCATTCCGTCTGAAACATATTCTAAAATACAAAGCTCTCCTGCCATATCAGAGCTAAAGTTTATAACCCCAGCTTTTTTATTTATTTTAAATGTTGGATTAGAGTTTGCTGTCTCTGTATTTAGACCAAATCTTCCACCAATACCATAATCAAAATACCAGGCACCGTCAATACAGTACCCCTCTCTGTTGTTGTAAGGGCTGCGCTGGTTTAAGTAAATACTTTTTTTAGTACCTTCTATCCTTTGAAGGTCTATCGTGGATGTAGATGGCTTTAAAATGTTTCCATCCTCATCGAATAATATTCTACAATCATTGTCCTGTAAGTAAGCGTTACTCCAGTTAGTCTGAATGTTTTCTGTTAAAGGCCTAAGAATACCATCTTTATATAAAGATATTCTTACCCAGTTCACATAGTCTGAAGGAAGAACGTATCTTAGTGTGTCACAAACGTCTAGCTCAAGAACTTTTAATTCTTTAAAAGCATCGTAGTTAAGTTCCTGTATTGCTCTCTTAGCATGAAACAACACTCTGTATCTTTCTTCATTGTTTACTAGACTATGATTACCTGCATACATCAACATAAAATTGTTAACTATATCGTACAGGCTTACGTATTGGTATGACCCCCAGTTAGCATCTTCTGGTGAGTTTCCATTATTTTCATAGTACTGATATTCGCTTAGGTATGACATTATTTTTCGTTTTGATTATCTGTTGTATCTAGAACTTGTCCAAACTGAGCTACCTCGGTTTCTCTAATAGACATTCCTGCGTACTGTAATATCTTGTTTACTAAACTAGGCTCATCATCAAGGGGTAATTCAAAATCCTGATACAAAGGACTAGAAGGATTAAAAGCAGGTGTGCCACCAACAAGAGATGCATACGTCCACTTAGGGTCTTTTGGGTATCTTATGTACTGACATAGAACTCTTCCTAAAGAAGTCTGACCTTGATTAACACCAACCTGTATATCTTGTGGAAAAACTTGAATCACAGTAGAGCTATTTGAATATGCAGGAAAAAGCTCTGTTGGCTTAGTCAGGTTAGACATATTCAATTGAGTTATCTTTTTATTGGTAACCTTCTCGCATTCGTTCACTCCCCTGGATAAACTTAGTATACAGTAGCTATCCCCTACAGCTGTAAAAATATCTGCGTCTAAATACAAAAGGCTAGGGTCTGCTTGGTCTACGAATAATACGCTTGCAACTTTACTTGTAGTTTTATTAACCACAACATCTCCAGGCTTTACGCCAATGATTGAAAAATTTAAAGATGAATCTTTCATCGAGTTAACAGCAACTAAAGATACAGTGTTCGTGCTTTGAACAACAAGGTACTTAGTTAAAAGTAAAACCTTATTAATTAAATAATAATCAGAGCCTGTAGTGGCAGTAGTAGGAACACTATATGATGCAGATGCTGAGGGTAAAGCTAATGTTTGAGACGCTCCATTCGCATACACAGGAACAAGAAAACTTTGTTCTGAAAAAATATCTATTGCTTCCTCGTAACCTTTCTTTAAATCAGCATAACCAACACCTGAAGCTCTTGCATTCTCCTTCATCAGCTGGTAATTGTACTGATAAAAATAATCTTCAAAAATATCTAGCTGTGCCTGTTTAGCGTATAAATTAAAATCACTAGGGGTAATATACCCATAGTTATTTTTATTAAGGACCGACAGTACTGTTTCTCGCACTGAATTTATTATACTCATTTGTCTATTTATTTACAACAAAGATAAGCAAAAAAAAAAGAGGCTACATTTCTGCGACCTCTTCTAATTCTAAGGAGTAATCAATTCCTATGCTAAAAAAACTTTTGTAAAGATATACATTATTTTTTGTTTTCAAGATTTTTTTCAAGAAACTTTAATACCTCAATACCTTCGTCAGACTGAAGATAACCAGCTACTACGTAGAAAGGGTCTTCTCCAAAAGGAATGTTAACCATTCTTTTTTTATTCTTGTCTGTATTAAAATATACATCCTTCTTGTGATTTTTAAATATTAGTACTTTATGAGCAAAGAACTCTTTTACTTTAGCATTTAACTTTAAAGTAGGGTCCTTTACTGCTCGTAAAAAATCTGCTGGCGCTTGCTCAGCATATATTAATATATCTCTTTTTAATTCTGCTGATGTTGTTCTTGATACATCTGTATTAAAAAGAACTCTAGACAAAGCTTCCACTTGGTCTATATCTAATTGACGGGCTTCTATAAGTGCGTCAACTCTAGAATTTAAAATAGCCATCTCTTCTTGAGCATCTTTCTCTACATCTACTTCTATGAATTTAGAACCATTCATAGGGTGGTAGTGTAGGAATTCTTGAAGTGATTGATTAGTTCTTGGAACAGATAAAAATCCATCCTCAAACACAATCGGCTCTACTATAGCGTTTCCATCTTGCTCGTCCTCAAAGGGACTTTTCTGATTTCTAGCATAACGCAGGGCTCTATTGGTACCTGAAGCTTCATCAAAATGCATTAAGGGATATCTTCTTGAGTTTCTAGTTGGCAGCATAAAAGAAAGAGGAGCTGCATCTCTTGTTAGTTTGTAAGTCTTGTTGACTAATTGTTTAGTTTTCATTTGATTATAATTTAATTATTAAAAAAAAAGGAGGGCATATTTATATACCCTCCTATTATTTAAACTACTTAATCTTGGAAGATTACGAAGTTGTTTGCACCCATAGTACATACACATCTTTCAGATAGGAAATTTACTTCCATCGCATCTAAATCAGATGTCATTGCACCACCAGCTGAACCTGTAATCCAAGTCTTGTACTTTCTGTCTTCAGTTTCTGAAG